CATTATAAACAAAATAAACAACTTTATATTTATATATGTTATGGCAGAGAAAAAGAAAAAACTAATAGAATTAATTATAGATGAAACCGCTGACTTTTTTGGAGTTGATGCAATAAGTGTAGTTAAATTTCCAGCGATTGAAGAAAATTTCGTTTTCTTTAATAATGACTTTTTATCACTGGCAAAAGTAGATGAAGAGAAAAAACAATTGATCGGAGCTATTTTAATTCCCGATAAGAAAATACCACGCTTGGATAAGGACACTAACGAAGAGTACGATGTATTCTTTACTAAAGAAACGATAAAGCAAGCGCAAAAGCTATTTATGTCGAGTTTGAACAACAATAATCACACCTTTGAACACAAAGTACCAGTTGAGGGGTTAACGGTTGTAGAATCGTGGATTAAAGAAGACAAGAAATACGATAAATCAAATATGTATGGTTTTAAAAACTTACCGATTGGAACTTGGTTCGTGCAGGTGAGTGCAGAAAATAATCCTGAAATATGGGAAGCGATAAAGAACAAGGAAGTTCGTGGATTTTCGATAGAAGGATATTTTACAGATAGATTAATTGAGGCATCTCAAAATAAAGATATATTAGATGAGGTTTGTGAGGATTGTCCTGACGAAATAATGATGGGTAAAATAAAAGAAATAATTTTACAAAATGAATTAAATCCTGTTGGTAGTTTAGACGGTGAACCACTATTTAGAACAAAAGAAGAAGCAGAATTATATGCTGAGATGTTTAAAGGTTGTTCGGGTAGTCACCCACATAGTGTTGATGGTGTTAAGTTATTTATGCCGTGTGAAGACCACACTACAGCTACAAAGCGTGAAGAATACGCTGAAACAGGTAGAAAAAAAAGAAAGAAAAAATATAAGATGTTAGAATATATTGCTTTTGGTAAACGCAAAGCGATGTTAAAGTATTCGTGGGATGATTGTATGAGAGATCAAGTAAAAGAATACGGGAACAAAGAAACAGCGGCCAAAGTCTGTTCGGCCATCAAAAATAAGACAGTAAATTATTCAAAGAAATAAACAGTTTATAAATTATTATATATATATATGTTATGGGCACTATAGAAAAAATTTTAAATATCTTAAAAATGAAAAACGAAGCAAAATCTTATTCAGTAAAAATGTATGCTGAAATGGTACTTGAAGACGGAAGGGTTGTCGCTACAGAAGATGACGACTTTTTAATTGGTTCAAAAGTATTTGCGGTTTCCGATGACGGAACGGCTGAAGCATTAAAGGCCGGAAGTTATACAATGGAAAACGGCAGTAAAATAACAATTGGGGAAAACTCTGAAATCCTTGACTTAGGTGAAGAAAAAGAAGCTGAAGATGTTGAGGCCTCTGAAGATTTATCTGAAGAAACAACAGAAGAGGAAAATAAAGAAGAATTGGCAGACGCTGAAGATACAGACTGGGCAAAAACTTTTGAAGAAATAAAAGACAGAGTAGCCGAGTTGGAAAAAGCTGTATTTGGTGATAAGGCTGCTGAGGAAACTGAAGAGCTTTCTGAAGAAACTAAGACAGAAATGTCAAAGCAAAATGATTTTCTTGGTGAACTTATGACTGAAATAGAAGATTTAAGAAATAAAATTGTTGAGTTAAGTGGCGAGCCTGCAGAAGAGGATATTAAGTACAATCCTGAAGGTGAACATTTTAGTTCAACAATCGATTTAAGTAAACTGTCGGCAAAAGAACGGGCAGCGTATTATATTAACAATAAATAAATTTAAAAAATGGCAAATAAATTATCAAAGAAGTACGACTTCGATATAACAGTAACACCGGCAACTACATATGCAGGTTCGCAAGCTTTGCCTTATGTAACGGCAGCGGTTAAGTCAAATGATACGATTGCTAAGGGATATGTAAGACAAATGGACGGCCTAGCAGGTAGTAAAGCGGTAATTAGTAGTTTAGTAACTACTGACCCTATAGTAGCGGCAACAGGTGCATGTAGCTTTAGTGATGCAGGTACAACAACTTTAGGTGAAAGAGTATTAACCTTAACAGATTTAAAAGTAAATCGTGAGGTATGCCGGGCAACAGTTTGGCCTACTTGGGTTGGCGAACAAATGAGAAGAGAAAGCTCTGCAGGATTACCAAATGGATTTTCTGATTTCTTATTAGAGGTTGTTGCAAATCAAGCTTCTGCACAAATAGAAAACGGAATTTGGGTAGCTGACGCGAGCAGTATATTCGGTGCAGGTTTCTTATCTAACGACGGAGTTTTTGACCAAGCAGGTTTAAATGCTTCTGCGTGTGCAGACTTTACACAAGCAACACTTAATTCGGGCGCTGCTACTACAGCGGCTAATATAGATGACGCATTGGCAACAGTTTATGCAAGTGTTACAGGTTCACACCCAGGCTTAGAATTTAAACAAGGTTTTGGTTTCTATATGAACAATAAAATGTTCAGTTTCTATGCTCAATTCTTAGCAGGAACTGGCGACGGTCAGGGAATTAATATGTTAGGTTTAACACTTAATCCTGACACGTTAAGTTATTTAGGACACCCAATATATAGATGTCCAGGTATGCCAGATGACGCTATTGTTGCGACATATACTGATAACTTAGTAGTTGGTTCTTCTTTAGGTACTGAGCTTGTAGAAGCGAAAATTATACCTACATACCAATACGATGGTTCCGACAATGTAAGAGTTGTTATGAACTTCGGTTTAGGTGTTCAATCTGGAATTGGAACTGACGGGGTTGTTGGTTGCATATTCTAAATAAAACTTTAAATGGGGCTTGAAATATAGCCCCTTTTATTAACCTTATAAAAATTAAATAAATGGCTTGTAATTTGACAGCGGGCAGATTAGTAGATTGTAAAGACCAAATCGGTGGATTAAAAACCATCTTTTTCGCAGCAGACTATTCGTCTAACATCTCGCAACATATAACAGTTAACGGAACGGACGCACTACAAATTGACACTGCTGGTTTTACTGGTTGGTCGGCTTATGGTACACCAACAGGCTCGACAATGACATTATACAAATATGATTTGAGACCGAACTTGTCAAGTTTTACCGTAAACCTCAATGCTGACGCGGCGACGGGTACTACATTTTTCACACAAACTTTATCATTAACCTTACAGAAGATTGATCCAGCAACATCCAATCAAATAAAATTACTTTGTTATAATCGTGTACAGATATTTGTACAGGATACTAACGATAATGTCTTTTTATTGGGAATTGACAACGGATGCGACGTAACAGGGGGAACAATTGTTTCTGGAGCGGCTAAGGGTGATTTAACTGGTTACACGATAGAATTTAGTGCTGAAGAAAAAGAACCTATTTACTCAATTAAGAAAACGGTGGGCAGTGGAACAGATTATCCGTTTGACCAATTAGGTGACGCGGATAGTGAGTTGACTATTGTTTCAGGAACATAATCGTTACTCAATACAGAATAAAGGGACTTTGTGTCCCTTTTTTTGTTTAAATAAAAACAATTATCTAACTTTTATATTTATAATAAAATACCTATGACTTGGATAGTAAAAAAAGAATACAAGGGAAAGACAGTACCGAACTGTAATTACCCCTTAGATGAATTGACACAAAACCAAATTAAAAAACTGGGTGAAAGTATTAGAAACTCGTATTTTATAGAAGAAAAACCTAAAAAAAAGAAAAAGATTGATACAGTTAATTAGAACAGCGAGCTCAACCCCTTTGTCGTACTTTAGATTAAATATATATGATAAAGCAACGAGCGTAGATTATAAACCTTTAATTACTTTTACAAGTCAATTAACGGGCAAATCTAAAACTTTTGTTTCTACTCTAAATGTTACAACTAATAAAGACAGATATGTTGAACTTGGCTGCATGGTTACTTATCAAGATTCTGAAGCTTTGACAGCTGGTGTCATTTATTTAGGTAATACCGATTTTCCTTTAGGATTTTATGACGTTACAATATATCAAAATTCTTCTAACACAAATTTAGACCCGGCAGGATTAACAACTATTTATACGGGCTTAATGAATTTAACGTCCACAACAGGAACAGAGGCGGTAAAATATAGTGAATACACAACAAACGATTCAGATACTGAAAGCGTTTATATAACAATATAATTATGAATTTAGATTTAATAAAATTATCACATTATAATATCCCTCATTTAACAGAAATTCCAAATCAAGATTGGATTAGTTTTGGTGAAGATAATTTATATCCAAATTATTTACTAGACTTATTTTTAGGTAGTGCGATAAATGGGGCTTTGATAAAATCTATTGGAGCGATGATTTATGGCGAGGGGCTAGCCGCTACAAATGCAGATGAAAACGAAGAAACAAAAGAAAGTTATTTACGATTAACGGAACTTTTACATAATTCAGATGATGACGTTTTAAAGGATTTAGCAATGGACTTGAAACTTTTTGGCGGGTGTTACGTTAATGTTATTTGGAGCAGGGACAGAAGTAAAATATCTAAAATAAATCATATACCAGCACAATATATCAGAAGTGGTAAAATGGTAGATGGCGAAGTGCACAATTATTATTTTAGTTCTGATTGGTCACAATATAAAAAACAACACTATCGCCCACGAGCTTACGCGGCTTTCAACACTGAAGATAGAACACAAGCAAGTCAAATCTTAATGATTAGAGATAAAAACCCCGCTTTGTTTTATGGATTCTGTCCAGATTATGTGGCCGCTACAGATTACATCCAACTCGACCTTGAAATCGCTCAGTTCCATTTGTCAAACATTTCAAATGGTATGTTTCCATCGATGGCGATTAATTTCAAGAATGGTATTCCCTCAATTGAGGAAAGAAGAACCATAGAGCGTCAAATAAATGAGAAGTTCGCCTCTTCAAAGGCTGCCGGGAAAATCCTTATAACCTTCAATGATGGGGGTGAAACAACACCTGAAATTGTACCGATTGATTCAAATGGAGCTTCTGAAAGTTATCAGTTTTTATCAAAAGAAGTAGTTAATAAAGTTTTATCAGGACACAGAGTTACATCACCTTTATTATTCGGAATACGTGCAGAGGGTGGTGGTCTTGGTTCAAACGCTGACGAATTGCGTGATTCTTATTCACTCTTTAATAATACAGTCATTATCCCCTTTCAAAACACATTATTAAAAGGTTTGGAAAAGATATTTAAAGTTAATGACATAAACCTTGATTTATATTTTAAAACTCTTAAGCCAGCGGATTTCATTGATTTGGAAGTAACTGAAACACAAAGTGAGGAAGAACAAGAAAAAGAGGGTGTTACAAAAGAAGATATTTCTGATGATTTTGTTGAAATGTCTGACGATGAGATGAACGGTATTTTTGAAAACTTACACGGTGAACAAATAGATTTAGATAAGTGGGAAGTTGTGGACGAACAAGATGAAGGTGTTGTAAACGATTACGAACATTGGGCGAATACTTTTATTGAGGAAACAAATAAGGTAGAATTTGCGGACGAAATTGCTAGCACTGAAAATAAAAAAAGTAAATTGGATAAATCGTATTATAGAATACGTTTTAAATATATTAAAAAGAGTAGAAAACCAAATAAAACAAATAAGCGCACAGGCAAAAAATACGGTTCACGAAAATTCTGTCAAAATATGATGACGTTAGCGAAGGGTGGTTTTGTTTATAGGATTGAAGATATTAATAAAGCGAGTAGGGCGGGTGTGAATAAACAGTTAGGCCACAAGGGTAAAAAATACGACCTATTTTTGTACAAAGGTGGTGTTTACTGTCGTCACGCTTGGAAGGTTATTCTATATAGACTTAAAGACGGAACTAAATTAAAAGATGTAAAAACCTTAGATGGTGATTATAATAAAGTTAATAGCATTCCTTCAGAATATAAACCAGAAATTAAAGGATTACCAACCGCAGAAAAAGCGCCGGTTAATATGCCGGACGAGGGACATTATCCTGGCGTAAAATAAATTAAATATGGCGATACAACATACACTATTTATATCAGCAACAAGACTAAAAAAAGACACCGCTTTAGGTGGTTCGGTAGATGACAATCTAATAATGCCGTATATATTACTGGCTCAGGATATGAATATACTACCAGTCTTAGGCACTGACTTATATGAGGCGATAAAAACTAAAATACAGGGTGGAAGTTTAACGGGTGATTATAAAACACTTGTTGAAACCTACATACAGCCCGCTCTGGTTCAATTCGCGTTTTCAACATTAGCACCCTATTTAAGATTACGATTTAGTAATAATTCGGTTGTCGTTATGGGGGCGACAGAACAGTCAAGTAGTGCGAGTTATGACGATATAAAACCGTTAATGGAGACGGCCACTGATGCAGCTGAGTTTTATCGACAAAGATTGATTGATTATTTAAGAAATAACTCAAGTTTATTTAGTGAATATAGTAGTAATTCGGGGGCTGATTTAGATCCGACAACAAATAACTATTTCGCGGGGATACAACTTGAACCAGTTAGGCCAATGAGTGGAAGGCTGAAAAGTTTTTTACAGGGCGCAGATATTACGATATATGGCTGTTAAAAGAAGAACATATCCGAGTAGTTTAGAAAACTTTAAAAAGTTAAAAAATTATATTAAAAAACTAAAAAATGGCAGGACAAAGATTAACCGACAAGACGGCACTGGAGCAACAGACGGGCTCAGGTGATTTATTTATGGTTGTCGATGTAAACGACACAACAGGAAGCGCGGCTGGTACTTCCAAAAAAATAGATTCTAAATTTGTAATTCAAACTGATAAAATTTCAGTCAGTAATGCGGAATATAAAGATTTAGATAGTAATCCTAAAACATTAGTTGGAGCTTTAAGCGGTTATATGATTACAGTTTACAATGTAACAGTTCTATGTGACTACACGGCAACACCAGAAACATCTAGCAAGGATTTGTATTTGGGTTATGATAGTTCCACCACAGCATCTTATTGGAAATATATTAGAGATTTTATGAATGCTAAAACAACTGATGTATCTTGGTGTTTCACTTCTGATCCTATGTCTAGCGGTACTTGTGTCAGTTCTCTATTAAATAAACCTTTTGTTATGTGGTCTAACGATGCTTTTAATGGTGATTTGACTTTAGAGGTTTATATTACTTACGCTTATACTAAAGTATTATAATGATACGGCTCTTATTTCTATTATTACCCTTTTTATCATTTGGGCAGTTTTATAAATACTCAACTATTTATGGGGGTGTTTCAACGCAATCAACAATTGCACCAATTGAAACATATCAATATATAAATAATGAATTAATAG